CCCGTTTGGTCATCAATTGCTCGGACGGGAATAGTTCCTTTAATTGTTTAAATGCTTAACTTAATGACATTGGGCAAGTAGCCTACTTCTTGGAGAGTTTTTGGACAAATTGTTTTTTTAGGTTTTGTTTTTGGTTGTAATTTTCTACCTTGTCTGCGCTAGAAAATACGGAATCGAGGTTGACTTCTCCCGTCATGACTTTATAGATAAGTTCATTCTGTTTTAAAGCTAAATCCGTTTCAGCATCTAGTTTTGATACTTTCTCTAATTCTAAGAGTCTGAGGTCGTGAGATTGTTTGAGAGCATCTAATTCTTGAGAGTGTTGTCGCTCAATGTTTTCAAGTTCGTGCTTATGAGATAACGATAGTTTCTCCATCTCGTGTTCAAACTGAATTTTAATCGCTTTAATGTCAGAACGATTTTTCATCCAAGAAGCTCCAAAGCTAAGCAAACCGGTTATTGCAGCTGGTATTGTTGCAGTACCAAAAGTGAGCCAAAATTGAAAATTTTCCATGAGAGGTGTCTCCAATCGTTTTTATTTTTATTATAGCAAATTTTATCACGTTGGAAAGGAATTTTATGAATAAAATTATAAACATTAATGTGAATGACAATCAAGAGCCTGTTGTGTCTGGTCGGCAGTTGCATGAGGCCTTGGGGGTCAATTCAAACTATACAACTTGGTTTGACCGTATGACTGAATATGGTTTTACGGAAAATGAAGATTACGTTTTGCTTTCCAATTTTGTGAAGCAAACGGGTCGCGGAGGTCACAACAAGGTTGACCACGTTATCAAATTGGACATGGCCAAGGAAATTGCTATGATCCAACGGACAGACCGTGGCAAGCAGGTACGGCAGTACTTTATCCAAATAGAAAAGGACTTCAACAGTCCAGAGAAGATTATGGCACGGGCTCTGCTATTGGCCGACAAGAAGGTGCATCAGCTGGAAGCACAGATCGAGGCAGACAAGCCCAAGGTGTTGTTCGCAGACGCTGTGAGTGCTAGTCACTCATCTATCTCGGTTGGAGACCTAGCTAAGTTAATCAGCCAAAACGGCTTTAAAATCGGTGCAAATCGCTTGTTTGCGTGGCTGCGTGAGAATAGCTATCTGATTAAGCGCAAGGGCAGTGATTGGAATATGCCAACGCAGAAGTCTATGGAACTAGGTCTGTTTGAAATCAAAGAGACGACTATCACACATGCTGACGGTCATATCTCAATTAGCAAAACTGTAAAAGTTACAGGCAAAGGTCAGCAGTATTTTATCAATAAATTCTTGGCTGATGATGTTGCTTGAAAAACAAAAAACCACTGCGGGAACAGTGGCTTACTAAAAAAATCACTTAAATTATAACACAGAAAGGAAAAATTAGCTATGGATATAGCAGAATATCATAAATCGATGATTGAAGCCATAGCAAATGACTTGTTTGATAAAGTCTCAGAACTGATAGAGATGCATAACAAGGATGTGTGGCTTACCCAACAGGAATTGATGGACCGAGAAGGCATTTCGTGGCAGGAAGTGAAAAAAATGGAACGCTTCGGCTTGCAGTCTATCAAGCAAGGGAAGTACAAGAAGTATTGTCTTGCAGATGTTAACGAAGTAAAACACATGATGAAAAAATAGGCGCTGGGGAGTGCTTGAATAAAAAAACAACTAGGAGTTTAGAATGACAGAAACAATTTATGATGCGCTGGCTAGTCTATCAGTATTTGTCTTGCCAATCTTGGCAGTGGCAATTGCGGAACAGCGGAAAGCTGAGAAGGAGCGTAAGCGTGAAGAATTTGAAGAAATTCGTCGCAGAGATTACCTGTACGGCTTTAAAGCAGGTATGGGGTATCAGAGTACCTGCGACATTGAAAAAGCTCGTAACGGGCTAAAGAGAGACGCTCAGCAAGTGGATAAGGAGAAAGCACGGTATGCAGAAATGGTTGGATAAACTCTTCAAACAAGAAAAACCTGCTATCCCACGTCCGCTTTACACACTAGAGCAGGAAAATCAACTATTGCATGATATGGTCCGTGAAATTGCTGTGGAGCGAAATGCTTATCGCATTGATAATCAGCGATTAAGGGATGAGAATGCTGTGTTGAGGAGGATTTTGGAATATGACAGCGATTGATAACACGCTTCGGCGAGGAATTGTTGAAGTTTAGGAGGTTTGGATAGTGCAATATATCTTTCAGAAATACACATGAGAATTATACGTCTATAAACAATGCTTGTTTGCAAGATGAAAGGTTAGAACCAGCCACAATTGGCATATTAGCGGTAATTTTATCGAACAAACCTGATTGGGTTGTATATCCTGAGGAAATAGCAAAAAGAATGGGAGTTAGCAGACAGTTTGTTAACAAGCATTTCAAAATACTAGAAGAAGCTGGCTACCTATTTGTGATTAAAAAAGGCGGTGGTCGAGCTAAAGGAGTAACTCCTTTTCGATTTTTTAACGACAAACCTTTCACTGATAATTTTAAGGAATATATCCAACAGAAACTAGACGAAGAGTTATCCACAGGCAATAACGTTCAATAATTTACAACTGTTAAGTTTTACACTTTTGTAAAATACAACAGTTGAAAGTTACATTTTTGTAAAATACAACAGTTGTATCTGTGCCACTAATAAATACTAACTATATAACAAGTACTAACCTTAATAATAATCTAGGGGCTATCGCCCACTAATAAACAATAAGAGGCTAAAGCCTCTAACTAACTTAAAAACAAACTAATCGTTATATATAAATAATATATATAGGGAATTTCACAAGAGTTATCCACAGGAGGAAATCGAAATGACAAAAAAATATGAACTTGTCCTAGACGATACAATCAGCTTTTGGGGTTGGAAATTATTTCGTATTCGTGCCTTGATTAGCTTTGGTAGCGTTGAGGCGGGGGATTTAGGCGGATATATCGAAAAAGAGGAAAATTTAAGCCATGATGGCAATGCTTGGGTATCGGGCAATGCCAAAGTATCGGGCGATGCCAAAGTATCGGGCAATGCCAAAGTATGGGGCGATGCCAAAGTATCGGGCAATGCCGAAGTATGGGGCGATGCCAAAGTATCGGGCAATGCCAAAGTATGGGGCAATGCCGAAGTATGGGGCAATGCCAAAGTATGGGGCAATACCAAAGTATCGGACAATGCCAAAGTATGGGGCAATGCCAAAGTATGGGGCAATGCCGAAGTATGGGGCAATGCCAAAGTATCGGGCGATGCCAAAGTATCAGACAATGCCAAAGTATCGGGCAATGCCAAAGTATGGGGCAATGCCGAAGTATGGGTCGATGCCAAAGTATCGGGCGATGCCAAAGTATCGGGCAATGCCGAAGTATGGGGCAATGCCAAAGTATCGGAGCTAGGCGACCTTATTGTTTTTAAAAATCACTGGTCAAGCGGTCGTCACTTTACTTATACAAAATCCAACAAAATGTGGAAAGTCGGCTGTTTCTATGGCACAGGTCAAGAATTGATTGAAAAAGCATACCGCGATAGTGAGAAATCAGGCAATTATTATAAGGCTTGTGTTGATTTTGTAGAAAATCTAGAGAAGTTAGGCGATTAATGAGTAAAGTTAAATACACAATCCGCTGTAAGGACTGTCAACGTTACAGCACGATAACGGACGAAGATGGTTGTGAGCTAAATTGTCCAAAGTGCTTGTCAGAATGCCTGGCTATCATCTACGAAGATACTGTGCCTGAGCCAGAAGATGAGGACAGAGCCTATGACGAATGGAAAGACAATGTAGCGATGGGCTACGAGGTTTAGTTTATGAGCTATTATCGTGAGCAATATGAATTGAGCAAGGAAATAGCCAGAGAACGACTAGAAACCTGCGAAGTTTTGGGCGAGATTATCAACGAACAACAGGACTTGATTCTCGCCTTGAAACGAGAAAATAAACGCTTAGAGCGTGAATATTGGAATTTGAAACAGACGAAAAGGAGAAAGAAATGAGTAATCTTGCAGTTATTCAAAAAGATATTACAGATGCCGTGAATGCGAAAGTGTCGCAGATGCAGAACGAAGGCTTGGTAGTAGCACCAAACTACGCACCGGCAAATGCTTTGAAGTCAGCATTTTTTGCCATGACCAACAGCCCAAGCGGGAACTTGCTTGAAAAGTGTTCGAAAGAAAGTATTGCCAATGCCTTGCTTGACATGGTTGTTCAAGGGTTAAGTCCAGCAAAGACCCAATGCTACTTCATTCCATATGGGAATACATTAAAAATGACACGGTCCTACTTTGGGACTATGAAGGTTGTCAAGCAACTGTCCAACGTGAAAGATATTTGGGCAGAGGTGGTCTTTGAAGGGGATGTGCTTAAAATTCGTAACGATAATGGGCGCAAGGTTCTTGAAAGCCACGAAACAGATTGGACCAACCAAGATAACGCAATTATCGGTGCTTACTGCATCATTGAAAAAGTGGACGGTGAGCGCATTTTGACAGTTATGACCAAGAAAGAGATTGATCGCAGCTGGCAACAGTCGAAAAATAAATCTGTCCAAAATGCCTTCCCTCAAGAAATGGCAAAGCGTACCGTTATCAATCGTGCAGCCAAGCAATTCTTCAATACGTCTGACGATAGTGACATCTTGATTGAAGCTGTTAATCGGACAACGGAAAATGAATTTGATGACAATCGTCAAATCAAAGAAGCAGAGCCAGTTCAATCAGCTGGACAGGATATCCTGGATAAGATGACCGGCAAGATTGTCGCTGAAGAACCTGCAGAAGATGCAACTATTTCCGAAGCGGAAACTGTTGAAGAAGCAGGAGTGGATATTTCCAAAATGGAAACAACCGAGCAGGTCGTCGATGCTGAAACCGGCGAAATCTTAGATGAGGAGGAACCGTTCTAATGTCTGAAGAACTATCTCTATTTGACAATCTGGAAAGTATGGCGCCGGTTCCGACTGCGACAGTATTAGATTTTGACTTTGAATTCACACCAGCCCAAATCACTATCGTGGGCAAGGATTTGTTGGAGCAGGCACTTACTGGATACGTTGAAAAATACAAGAACTACACCGTCACGGAAGAAACATTTGAAGACGATGCCAAGGTCCGAGCTGAGTTAAACAAACTGCAGAAGAAGGTCAAGTTAGCTGTTAAAGAGAAACTGGCAGATTACAACAAGCCCATCGACGAAGTCAAGGCTTGGGTGGACGGCTTGTTGGAACCTATTGTCAAAATCGGCAAGTCGATTGACGAAGGTGTGAAGGCGTTTGAAGAGCAGGAACGACTTAAACGCACCAAAACCATTGAGGAACTATTCCAGGAAGCTATTACAAGCACAGGAAAAGACATTGACATCCGTTTGTTCAGCAAGTATTTCGATGAGTTTTCTAAGAAAACATGCTTCATGGCTGACAATGTTCGTCCTAATAAAGCCACAGTCAATATGGTTGTCAGCTTGGTAGAGGAAGAAGTGGCCAAGAAGGAAGAATATGAGTCAGCACTAATCAAAATTACTGAAGCAGCTGCCAAAGCAGACTTTGGTCCAGCTCCTTACGTACGTAATTTTGAACAAGGAGCAAGCCTAGCTGACATCTTACAGGCAATTGCTGATGATAAAGCCTTGGCAGATAAGACTCGTGAGGAAGTTAGGCGCAAGCAACAACTGGCAAAACGGATTGAAGAGATGACTGCTATTGCAGAAAGCAAGGGACTAAATCCGAAAAAGTATGCTGATATGCTCGAATCAGGGGTATCTGCACTAGCCGTTCACGAAGAACTTGTCAATGACGCAAGAAAATGGCAAGAAGAGCAGGACCGAATGGAGCAGGAATTCCTAGATCAACGCGGAGCTGTTTGCGGAAATGCTCAAAATCGTCCAAATTCTGACGAAATTCAACGAGAAAATGTGTCAGAGGGTAAATATACCTCCGAACAGAAAAACGCGTCAGAGGACAAAATAGAGCCGAATAAGAGGGTGGTCAAATGGCAAGGTGATTTCAGAATCACTTTCCCGGACGGAGAGACTGCAAAGTTATTCGGCGGTCCAGGTGGTTTGTATGAACAACATGGGATAGTTGTTGAGAAATTAGGAGAATGGACAAAAATCAATGACTAAACTAACTGAAGAAAATTACTACCAAGACCGTCAATGGTTGTCTAATTCTCGCTTTAAGGCTTATATGGACTGCGAAGCGAAAGCTAAAGCCATTGATGATAAGGAGTGGACGGACAAGCGTGATGACACGGCTTTGCTTGTTGGAAATTACGTTCATACCTACTTTGAATCCGAAGAAGCTCACACTAAGTTTGTTGACGCCAATAAAACTAGGATGATTTCCAGCCGTGGTACGACTAAGGGCGAGCTGAAGAAAGAGTTCCAAGTTGCTCAGAACATGATAGATGCTCTGAAAGATGATAAGAAATTCTTGGGACTTTACCATGGCGCTCCAGGTGATGATGTCCGAAAGGAAATGATTTTAGAAGGCGAAATTTTCGGTATCAAGGTCAAGGGTAAGGTGGATAGTATCAACTTGACTGAAGGCTATTTTATAGACCTGAAAACCATGAAGACCATCCGCGGTCTTGAATGGTCCGATGTGGAACGAAAGAAAATCCATGGAGCTGCTGCTAACATTTTAGGTTTCCGCTACGATGTCCAACTGGGACTGTATCAGGAATTGCTTCGGCAAATGGGCTATTCAAATTTTGTACCGTTCGTCGTCGCAGTCAGTAAGGAAGACGTGCCTGATAAAGCCGTTGTCACACTTTCACAGTATCGCTTGGATGAAGGTCTGCAATTCTTCGAGAATAACGTCGAGCGTGTTGCAGGTATTATTGCAGGCGAAATCAAGCCGAAAGGTTGCGGAAATTGTGACTACTGCCGCAGTAAGCGAACCTTGGACCGTGTCATCAATTTAGATGATTTGATTGCGGGGGTATTTTAGGGAGGCGTTTTAAATGACAAATTTTGATGAAAAAATGAAGCAGTTGAAGGAAGAATCTATAGCTGAATTTTCTCTGGTAGCTGGAACAATTGGTGAAGCTAGAGAGTTGCTCGAATTGGTCAAAAGTAACGGCATCAAATGGTTCAGCGGAGAACCAATTGAACATATGTCTGAATATATTTATAAAAAAATGCAAACATACCCAGAAAAAAGATTTGTCCTAAATTTCCGAAACGGTTTCAACCTGAAGAAACAATTGACAATCTTTTGTACCTGGGAACACAGATAACGTGCCGTGAACCACGAAAAAAGCGAACTAGAAAGCGTGTCAATTGGAAACAATCAGTTGACAGTTGGACGATAGCGACTGCCCGTATTTAGCCAAACTCACACAATGGCAGTCGCTGGATTTTGGAAAAATGAAAAAAACAGCAATTTTAAAAACACCTTTTACATTAGAGACGAACAAGGAAAAGCAAAGTCTCAAAATTGTTGGTTACACTCACTGGAAAATAAGTGCAGAATTTGTGAAGCAAGAACACCAACTTTCATTGGACGAGAACGGAGATATGTTCGAACCGGAATATAGACTCGTCTTAGAAGCTGAATTTCCCGATAAACTTATTCTCGATGGTGCTTATACAGCAAAAGAGATTAGCAAGGACATTAAAGAAATCCAAACCTTGTTTGAGTTCATCGAAGAAAATAAAAAGAATTTGTTTGATGAATTGGGATTCCACGGAGTCATACTATGAAGTTGATTATACCTATCGAACCCAAACCGCAGAGCCGTCCAAGAGCTGGACGACGAGGTAAACACGCAACTGTCTATGAAGACGGAAAGATGGTTGCGTGGCGGAAAAAATGCACTGAGTTTGTTAGACAGAATTACGATGGTCCATATTTTGATGGGGCAATCAAGGTAGATATGACATTCTACATACCTGCTCCGAAGTCTATGTCGGAACCGCCTAAACCACGGTCTAAGGCCAAGAAAGTACAACAGTATGATGACTTCATCAATGAGCGGATTTACGTAGATAAAAAACCAGATTTAGATAATCTGGAAAAAGCGGTTTATGACAGCATCAGCAAGGCTGGCAATGTTTGGACGGATGATAACATAATTGTCGAGCATACAACAAGAAAGGTGTACAGTCCTAGACCGAGAATTGAAATTGAAGTGGAGGAAATATTATGACACAAAACATTAAATTGCCCGATTGGTACAAACCGAAATACAGAGGCATACGCTATGGTTCTTTTGAAGAATTACAAGAACGCCTGCTTTACAAGCGTATCGTGAAGTGGGATAGAGACCACTTGGAACTTGAAGACGGCACTGTAGTCACAATAGAATTATCAGAAAGTGACTGCTGTGCGTACGCAGGTGGAGAATTTGAAGAAGTAGAGTTAGATGCTGTGATTACTGACGTTAAAATTGGCAAACAAGTAGAGACGGAAGATGACTGGGGAGTGAAAAGTAGAAACGTTGCTACCATCTATCATAATCAGAATCCGATAGCCCTAGCCAATTGCAGTGCTGGGCACAATGGTTACTATTACAGCGTAGGCTCGCTTGTTATCGATAAAATCCATTTCCCAGTGGTTAGAGCTTAGGAGGAAACAGATGAATAACACAATTGAAAACGTAAAGATAACCAAAACTTTCTTGGGCAGAGAA